ATCTGGAGTTAATCTAGAGTCGTACGCCGACTATCCGGAAGCCGTAAGTAATAACGCTAAAAGAGGAATAGAATTAAACGAGAAAGTAAACAACAAGTGTGCGACGCAGGTCGGAAAAGTAAGAGCGCAGCAGCTTGCCCAGGGATCTGCCGTAAGTGTAGAAACAATAAAAAGAATGTTTTCGTACCTAAGTCGAGCGAGTGAGTATTACGACGAAGGAGATAACGAAGCCTGCGGTACTATATCTTATTTATTATGGGGAGGTAAAGCCGGTCTAAGATGGGCTGGCTCTAAACTAAGAGAGTTAGACCTTTTAGAGGCTAATTTGAAAGAGCCTTGTCAAGCAGGGTATGAAATGATAGGGTTTAAAATGAAAAACGGAAAAAAAGTACCTAATTGCGTACCGATTGATTAATGGCTACTACTAAGAATACTTCTTATAAAGTACACGTACATCATACGTCCCAATCGGAGGTAGATAGCGTTAATATAGAAGACGGAGCTATGCTACATACCGACGATGCCCTTTATATGGGACACGGTAATAGTAACGTAATAGTATATCCGCAGGGAGGAGTAAAGTCTTTAGGCTGGACTAGATACGAAGATAATCAGTATACGTCCTCTAGTAAGTTATCTTTAACCGACCAGACGGAAGTAACGCTAACTAATAACGGTAATACTATATATAGAAGCCATAGTAGTTTAGATTTTTATAATACTACCTCTAATAAATTAGTAGGAGAGAACGAGAACGACGTATATATGTTTACTGTAGGATTTAAGAAGTCAGCTGCTAACGCAAATCAGACGCATCTAGATTTTAGATTAACGGGAGCAGACGGATACGATCGTATAAATAAGGTATTAGCTTTTTATAAAGGCAACGACGTAGAGCAGAACTGCCACGAAGTATTTCAATATTATATAGACTCTAACGCTTTAGCTAACGGATTAACTCCTAAAATACAATCCCACGGAGGGACGGCTAAGATATGGGATATTATATTTTTTATACAAAGAACTCAAAACGCTAGTTTAAGCTAATGGATAACAGACCCTACCCTAAGAGCGGAAGAAGAGGATGCCAATGCGCCGACGGTACTTATAGAATAGATTGTTGCGACGGAGACTCTCAAGGAGTCGGTAGTTTAGTAGGAGGCGGATCTAGCTCTTATACCTTCGTAGACGGAAGCGAAGACGTCTATAACGTAAGTGGATTAGACCCTTTAAACTGTAATAATTTAATTTTAACAGGATTTTCGGTATCAGATCAAGGCGTTATTACTTTACCTACTACTAACATAGGAACTATTACCGCTACTAGTCCTTCTTCTTTTACATCAGTAACGGAAGATACCTCTAGAACTTTATCTGTAACTATTACAGTACCCTCTGGATATAGTAATACCGACGAAAGTATAATATGTACTACTACGGCTATACAGTCAGCTCCCGTTTTAGCCGATTTAACTTGTAACGACGTAACTTTAACCGGATTCGCCGTAGCTATAAACGGAGCTATAACTCTGCCTACTGTAGATATCGGTACTATAAGTAGTACTAGCCCAGCTTCTTTTTCTTTAGTAAACGTAGCTACTCTACGTACTTTAAGCGTAGATATAACAGTACCTAGCGGATATGGAAACGAGGGAAATACTATTACTTGTACTACGACAGCTACCCAGCCTCTTTCGCCTACTCTAGCTTGTAGCGATATAACCTTTACAGGATTCGCCGTAAGTTACGACGGAGTAATAACTTTACCTACGATAGATATAGGTACTATCTCGGCTACCTCTCCGTCTAGTTTCGACGACCCGGAGGTAGATACTTTAAGGACTTTATCGGTAGACGTTACTGTCCCTAGCGGTTATTATAACGCTGGAGCGACCTTAGCTTGTTCTACTACGGCTACTCAGCCGGGTAACCAACCAGCTTTAGCTTGCGACGATTTAACCTTTACAGGATTTGCGGTAGACTTTAAAGGAGCTATTACTACTCCTAGCGTAGATATAGGAACGATAGCGAGTATTAGTCCTACTAGCTTTAACGGTCACGTAACTACGGATACTTCTAGAACTATTACAATTAATGTAACCGTACCTTCCGGGTATAGTAACGCCGGAGCTAATTTAGCTTGTACTTCGGCAACAGTAACTCAATCAGCGGTAACCGAGTTTTGGATTAGATATACTGCGGATAACTGGGGTAAAGCAGCCGGTCAAAATTTAAGTGTATCGCAAGGGTGCGCTTTACAAACTAATAATACCTTAGTAAATAATAAGTTTATCCATTTAGGTAGTAATAATATACCTACTATGAGCGACGAGGTTTATATCGTAAACGGTAGACCAGGAGACGGTACCTGCGGTTATAGCGGAGGAGGTTTTGGATCTTACTTTATAGTACACGGATTCGCTACCTTAATAGGAGATGCAGCAACAGTAGGAGAGAAGATAGCTTGCCAAGCAGGTAACGCTCCAGCTTATTTAACCGAGCCTTCGGCTTCTTATCAAAGCGCAGACTTCGTCTTAACAACTTCTACTACATCTGGAGTAACGGCTATAACGGAATGCACTTAAAAACCTAACAAAAAGAAATATATCTTATTATATATAAATATAACCGGGAATAATTAACATATATATGAATGCAACAGAAATTTTAAACAAGGCTAAAGAGCTTCTATCAGTAGAAGTTAAAGCCGAAGAAGTAGCTGTAGAGTTAGCTCAAGCTACGTTAGAAAACGGAACTATAATCGAGGCAGAAGAAATGGTAGCCGGTAAAGAAGTATTTATCGTTACGGAAGACGAGAAGGTAGCTTTACCCGTAGGAGATTATACTCTAGAAGACGGAACTAAGTTAGTCGTAGAAGAAGAAGGTATTATCGCTTCTATCGGAGAGGAAGCCGAAGAAGAGGTAGAAGCCGTAGAAGAAGACTTAGCCGAAGAAAAAGAAGAAATGGAATACGCTACTAAAGCTGAATTATCGGAGATCCGAGAAATGGTCGAAGAGATTAAATCTATGCTAGAGCCTAAAGAGGAAATGAGCGCAGAGGAAAAAGCAGAAGAAGCGGTAGAAGATATCGTCGAAGAAGTTAAGGAAGAGCTTTCTCAAGTAGAGAAGGTAAAACATAACCCGGAGACCGAAGAGGATAAGGCAGTTTTCTTATACTCTCAGAAAAGAGCAGAGACTACTTTCGATAGAGTCTTAGCGAGAATTACAAAAAAATAAAAATAAAAAATGGCAACAACAACATCAATTACTACAACATACGCAGGTGAGTCGGCTGGACAGTACATCTCGGCTGCGTTATTGAGCGGAGCTACTCTAGAAGCTGGAGGAGTAACGATTAAACCAAACGTAAAATTTAAAGAAGTAATTAAGAAACTAGCTAGCGACGATATCGTTAAAGATGCTACTTGCGACTTTTCTGCTACTTCTACTATTACTTTGACAGAGCGTATTCTACAACCAGAATACCAGCAAGTAAACTTACAACTTTGTAAGAACGACTTTATCTCTGACTGGGAGGCTATCTCTATGGGCTTTTCTGCTCACGATAGCTTACCTCCCGCTTTTAGCGATTACTTAATCTCTCACGTAGCTGCTAAAGTAGCAGATCGTACAGAGCGTTCTTTATGGTCTGGAGATACTGCTACAAACGGACAGTTCAACGGATTTACTAAATTAGTTTCTGAAGACGCTAACTTACCTTCTGGTCAAGAAATCGCTGGTACTACCGTGACAGCTGCAAACTGTATTGACGAGCTAGGAAAAATCGTAGATGCGATTCCTTCTACTTTGTATGGTAACGAAGGACTTTATATCTACGTATCTCAAAACATCGCTAGAGCTTATGTAAGAGCGTTGGGCGGATTCGGAGCTAGTGGATTAGGAGCTAACGGTACTAACAATATGGGTACTCAGTGGTGGAATAACGGATCTTTAAGCTTCGACGGAGTTAAGCTTTTCGTAGCTAACGGATTAGCCGATAACGACGCTATTGCTACTACTAAAGATAACTTATTCTTTGGTACTGGTTTATTGGCAGATCATAACGAGGTGAAGGTCTTAGATATGGCTGACTTAGACGGTTCTGATAACGTAAGAGTAGTAATGAAATTTACTGCTGGAGCGCAAGTCGGAGTTATCGAAGATGTGGTTACTTACGGTATTGCTAACTCAGCGAACTAAGAAGTAAATAATAATTAACCAAAAGAGGGGTAGGTGGGATTAGCTACCTACCCTTTTTTAATATAAAAAATATATATTA